TTCATCTTCTTCAGTGACTTCTTCTTCTTCAGAAACTTTTTTCTTAGGATCTGAATCGTCTTTCATAGGAGTTTCAATAGGATCTGATTCTTGGTCATGAGCGGGTTTGTCTGCGGCAACTTCTGCGCTAGCATCAGAAGCATTATCACCTTTAGAACCACCTTCATCTGTCAAAGGTTTTGCACCTGTTTCATTTTTATTTGGTTCGGCATTAGGCGAATCATTATCGGCAGTAGGCTTAAGAGTATCACCATCGTGTACTTTACCTGCTCCGTTATCAATTTCTTCTGGCTTTGTATTTCCAGTTTCTACATCAAGTGCTTCTTCCACAGAATCATTTTCTTCTTCCTGCGGGTTCTTCACTTGGTCTTTTTGGGTCATTTGTGCTTCTAGCAATTCTTCAATGACATCAATGAGGCTGTTATTAGACATTAAATCCACTCCTGTTCAGATTTATTTATTTTTATAAATTCTTCAGAAACCTTTCAAAGATTTCTAATTTCACTTTGTTTAATTCATTTTTATTGGCTTGCAATAAAGATTTTCTGGCTTCTTCAATATCAATTCTATGAAATGCACCAGACTCGCAAATCCATTCTGCTTGTTCATATACACCTTCAACAAAAGATGATTGAGCAGATGGGTCAAATACAACATCGGCAGCAGTGGTTAACATGAAATCTTCTTGTACTTCGTTAAAAGTACCGCGTTGTTTCAAGGAACCAAGACCGCGGGATGATACACCAATTTTAACTCCGTCATTCAGAAGATTTTCTACAATCTTACCCATAGGAGTGGATAGTACCTTCGCTTTACCAACATAGTAAATTCCGTCTTTAGTCAACTCCTGAGTCATGATAGCTGCTCTTTCAGGATTGACAACCGGCTCAGCTGGGTGATTTAACTCACCAAGAGCTCGGCTTTGATTAATGTATTCTTGTTTATATGATTCAACTGCTTTATCCATTACATACTGTGGATAAATTCTGCCATTTTTGTTTTGTTTTTCAGCCTGCAAAAAGGGTCCTTTGATATACATTCTACCATCAGAACCTTTTGTGGCTTCTTTAATAACTTCTAGATCGTTAAACGAAATGTCTTCTTTAATAAGTTTCATTAGCTTCTCAATTCAATTAAACAACTTGGAGCTGTGCCAGAAATAACAATTCTTTTATCTGCACTTGCTACAGGAATTCCACCATGTTGACTTAATTCCCATCTACCAGTTTCGAATACTTTACCATCGATAGTAATTGGATTTTCACCCATATTAATTACTGATTCGATAATATTTGGTGTGAAGAGATGTACAACATTTACATATTCAGAATCTGCTTCAACTGATCTTCCATCAGGATAAATGTTTGGCACTTGATATGTGAATGTAAAGTCTTCACTGTCCAGTGTTCCTGCTGTATCTACATAAACAACGACTCGTCCACCGTTTCTTCTAGATGAACCAGACTTTCCTAATGTTTTTGCTGTAATAGTATTAGCCATTTATCTTTATCCTATGTATTTGAATAGTTACGAGAACGTCCAGCCACTCGCTTCTTAGTAATTTTTCCTCTGAGTGCTGCTCTTTTCTTAGCACCAGAACCCATGGCTCTCTTCGCTCTCTTAAGTTTAATACCTAATCTGCGGTTGCCAGCTTTTTGTGTACCTGTTTGAGGAACACATCTATTTCCTTTAAGGCGTGTACCTTTCGGACATTTCTTTCTTTTAACAATTCTACCTTTAGCTCTTCTGAAAACAACTCTTGCTCTACCAGCAGGAGCTTCACCGATTGGAGTGATACCATGTTCGAACGGATCATCTTCACTAATCATAGTTTCTTCAGGTAAGTCTGCATTGATATAATCTACATCATCAGCAAACATAGCATCTTTTAATCTTAAAAAATTCTCAATTCCAGCATCGTAGTGGTCTGTTACCTCTACTTCGATATCCATGGCGTCTGCCAATTCATCCGGAAGAAAATCAAAATACATTTGTGGACATTCACAACCGTCAGCATCATCTGGACATTCACAATCTGCATCGCCATCCATATCTAAATAAGCTTCAGTAAGATCGATTTCACCTTCGAATTCAACGTTTTCGCAATATGTTTCAATTTCGATTTCGTCTTTGATTTCTTGAATTTGTTCTTCTGACAAAAGGACAGAAGTAACATCTTCGCCTAAAGAAAGCAAAGTTTTTACTTCTTCTCGAGCTTTAAGCTCTTTACTTATTTTCCATTCATACAGATTCATCGTTCTCGATATCCTTAATAAACTCTGCTGCAAGTTCTTTCTTCATTGAGTCAAGTGCTTTAAAAGCGTTTGAATCCAATGTGTTTTTTACTCGAGTAACAAAAGCCTCTTTGTCACCCAACATATCTGCCACTTTGTCCATAATTTATTTATAACCCTCTAACCTACTAAGAATGAATCCATTTCAAGTTGTAGGCTTTCTTTAACTTCTTCTTCTAGCTTTTCAGCTTCTTCTTTACCTTCATCAAACAATGTTTGACCACTTAGTTGTACACCACCAGGAAGTTCAGTGTTATCATACTTCTTAAGGTTAGTTCCCCATTGTTTTTTCGCTAAGGCAGTAGCATATTTCTTAATCCAAATGTTTTTATATACATCACCAAAAATTTCTGGGTCAGTAATTTCGTAACATTCAATAAGAAAATATTGGTTTCTTTTTGGTCTGGACCAATCAATATCCATCCAAAGTCTATTCTTTGCTTTGCTATATCTAATTGCTGGTGCGGTGTTTAACATAAAATCAATGTGTTCTACATATTGTTTTTGAATGTAATAACCTGTTAGACCATAACCTGCTGCACTTCCATAAAATGCATCAAAGTTATTCAAGAAATATTGGTATTCATAATTGTACATTCCTGAGTTATTGAAGTTATCAATCTTATGAACTCTTGCAATGCCTATAATGTTTTCCGGAATTCTTACACCGACTTGACCGCCTTGTGCGAGAACATATGAATCTCTTAAGTAAACAGATTCTTCTGTGTAATTTGATGCAAAGTTACCTTCAGAATCAAGTGCAGAATCACTATCTGTTTTGATATAGATTACTTGACCTTTTTCAGAACCTGTAGGTTTGTGTAAAACTCTTTGGCCAACTTTATATTCTGAATCAGAATTCCAAACTGCGGCTGTAATATTTTGGTGTCTACGATAATTTTCGTTGATTAACTGTGAATCAATTTGTAATACTCTGAATGTTCTTTCAGCACCATCATAATGATACTCTTGAAACATTTGCACTGCATCATCGATAGCATCTTCTAGTTGCACATCTGCGATTTCAACATTTACAACTGGAGCACCCAACTGTCTCAACATATAATCTGCAAGTGTTTGTTTTGAACTAGGTAACGGCATCTCTCTTATCCACCATACATATCTTGCTGATCGTCTTCATCATTGATTTGACCTTTAGCAAGTTCATCCATAATTTGTCTATCAATATTTGCAATATCTTCTTCTGATTGTGCAAGAATAACTTTACGTACATATTCAATAGAGAAATATTTGCCGACATATTCGGTAACATCTCTTAAAAGATTCATACGATCTTGTAACAATTCCATATTTTTAAGTTCTTCGAAATGTGTATCTTCTACAAAATCATATGTAATGTATTGTCTCATCTCTTCGAATTCTTTTACAGAACATACACCTTTAAGAGATAATTGAACTCGTAAAATCTCATTAAAGATTTCACTGAATTGTTTTTTCAATCTACTAACGAATTTACCAAACTTCAATTCATCACGAGTAATGTCTGTCGCTCTACCAATTTGGAATGGTGTATCACCAGTCAAACGAGAACGTGGTACATTCAATGATTCATATAGTTTGTTTCGAAAGTATTCTACATCTTCAAGTTCACCTAGATTTGTACCACCAGGCAATGTCTCAATTTCAGTACCTTTAGAACCATCTCTTCTTGGCATCCAAAAATCTTCTAAGATTGACATAAACTTTTTGTTATCACGAATCAAACCAGTTGATGGATCATAATCGATTTTATTTCTAAATCTATTTTGCATGTCTCTCAGATATTGTTCAGCTTTAATTTTTGGAAGCTGGCCAACATCTACATAAAAGATTCTTCTTTCGGGAGCTCTAGCAATACGATAAACAATAAGAGCATCTTCCATAGCTCTTAAGTTGTTAAAAGGTTTAATTGCTTTATCTAAGTAACCTACAATCATTCCTTTATTTCTGTCAACCACACCTGATGGAACAAATGCAATTGAATCTTTAGACATTTGTACCGCTGAATTCAGATCACCATCTGGTGCATATTCAAAATGTTCTTGAACATCATCTAAAACAGGAACACCTGTTCTATCATCTTTGCTATAAATTGGTTTTAGAATTCTACGAACTTTAAGTGCATCAATCGGACGAACTTCTAGGATACCGTCTTTTGGATTACTTTCATCGATCATCAATTGATAATATAAACGACCGTCTACATACCAATTACGAAAAATTTCATACGATTTCTTTTGAAATTTTAATAGACCTAGAACTTTTTGAAATTCAGTACGTAGAATTTCTTTAATTCTATCATCAATATTAAGGTAATCTAAACGAATTGAAACAGGAGCTTTATGGTATTCTACTACAAAAGCTTCATTGACAATATCATCGATAGCAGCATCTGCTTCAGGGAAAAAACTAATTTCTCTATATTGTGCAATGAGCTGATGCTCAGTCTTTGCCTTTTCATAATGTTCGTACGTATAACCAATTCTACCACCGACTGCCATTTCGGTGCCGTCATCCATCGGTTTAGGAATCGGAGAAGAAAGTTTCTTCTCTTGTGTTTTATTGGAAACTAATTCAAATCCAAAGAGCTCTTCAGTTTTCTCAGCCATTTCTTTCCTGTCTTCATAATATAGTATTTAATTCGCTGTCCCGATAAGGTTTTAACCGACGTTGTCGGTTGTATTAGAAGTCCAGTACTGATACCTAATGGTTGCACCAAACTCCTCAATCGTATCGGTGTTATCGAAAGAAAGCTCAATTTGATCGAGTGTTGTTGGGAAACAACCTCTCAGAACTACTGTTTTAATAACATCACCATTTTTACTAAGGTGTTCTACAGTCCAATCTTGTAAGTATGTAGCAATATCACTAGCATCAATACCGTTACCAGATGCGTTGCTAACATGCTGGTTAATGTTATTCATCCAACTTTCAAATGCATTTCTGATAGCAAAGTTGTTATCATTAATGACTGAAATTGTCCATGGTTCGAATGTTCTATCGCCTGCAACATAAAGTTGTCTACCGCGATATGCAATTGGAACTTCTCCAATAGTTGAACCTGGTAATGCGGCTGCTTTTACCATGAAAGAACCAAGGGCGGTGAGACCCAGTCCAGTATCATCGGTATTAGTTACGCCGCCAGGGAATTGTGGGAGAACCCTAAAGTAGTTACTTCTAGCTCCACCACCAACTAGAGCTGTTTTGAAATCGTCAATTCTTTGTGACATTTAATTCTCCTTATGCACCTGCAATTTCTTCAAATGATACACCAGTTCTCACCGCTACAAAATTGAGAGTGATAAAGTTGATGGAACGATTTGGTTTGATGTAAATATCTGCTACAAATCTATTACCATCAATTACTGCTGGTGTATTGTTACTTGTGTCACAGACTACTTTAAAGTCTGTCATACCTCTACGAGATTTTACATCTCCAAGGAATGGCTCTACCGCAGCTACAAAGTTTGCTCTTGTAAAATCATCGTTGAATTCGAAGAGCTGGAATTTTGCCGCTGTAGCAATTGCTTTTTCGAGTACGATAAACAATCTGCGAACATTGATTCTATCAAATGCAGACGGTTTACTTAATGCTGTTTTATCACCATAAAGCAGTGTACCTTGACCACGGAATGTTACAATTGGATTGACTCTTGATTTATAGAGCTCATCTCTTGCAGTTTGATCTGGGTTAAAGGTTAGTTTAACTACATTTTGAATAAATCCACGGTTAAGACCAGCAGGTGAGTACCAAGCGTCATTAGTAAATTCAGCTCTTGCTGTTACACCAGCAGTGTCTGAACTCAATGGCATATTAAAGAACTCATCATTGTATCTATCGTATTGGCGTTTCCATCCACTATCAAACACTGCGTATGATGTGCTATTAAAGTCTGAAAAATAATTTACTACTTTTTTAGCTGTTGGATTTGTTACTGCAGATGTATCATCTGGAGATATAAATGCAATTGCATCTTTTCTCGCTTCTGCTTTAGTGATAGCATATTTCTTAACATCTTTGCTATGGTTACCT